CTTTAGAGTGCAGCCGGGGCCCCAGATAGACCCTGAACCTAAATCAGCAAAGCTGACTAGATCCAGGGACCGAGGTCGTGCCAACGTGGAACGAGCATGTCGCGTTTTACGGCAACACGTATTCGCCCTCTTAGATCGTAAGTATTTCCACGATCTTGCGTAGTTGGAACCCACAACCTAGCCAATAACATGGCCGGGTCATCCGATTCGCGAGTAATTCCGCGAGTAATCAAGCCGGCGTAACGGTATCCTTCGATACCATGACGCGCCTTTGACGGACAGGCCTCATCGAAATTACTGATGAAACCTGAAGTCAAATTACTAAGTGGCACCCTAAACCTTAACGGCTTAGGAACCAGTTTAGTAAGCTTCCTCCAACAGACGAGAAACCTTTTGTCGCATGCTACATTTAACATGCAACGCCGGGCAACGAGTCTGACAGAGTTAGCGGCTTGATACACCTGGAAAGGTGTACGGATTCTACTTTTTAAGTAGTAGGGTTTACAGTCGACGCCGTCATAATAATAAGACCCACAGGACTCTCGGAAATAACCTGAAGAGAAACTCTTCGATTGGTTTACTTCGAATCCAAGGAACTTAGTAAAAGACGAAAAGAGTGAATAGGCCTCCTTAGGTAACAATACATCGTCACCGAAGACTGATATTTCTGGGCTAATGTTTAAGGCCTCGCAAGAGGCCCAAGCACAAGCGTAGAAAATCAGTGACTGTAACGGAAAGGTAAACGCGTTTCCCATACTGGAAAACTTGTTCCACCTCACCGGTCGGTCTAGGTCTTGGCGAAATTGGGATCGACTTGAGTTCATCAGCGTAAACCAACGTTTTGGAAGTAAATCCTCTACGACGGCCGTGCTAATGGAATCACTCGCACTTGAGAAATCAACCGTAGCAAGGCTATCATCTTTCGATGATCTCCAAGCGAGGTACTGATTAGTCTCTTGTGTTGTTAGATCGATTCCCACTCTCCTTAAACGGCGAACTAACATTGCACCAATGCTTTGTTGAAACCAGAGGTTTATTCCTGGCTCAATAGCAATAATGCGATTAGTTTTGCTGTTTTTAGGGACTGTGGTAACGGTATTCCCACTCTGTATCTTCATGCATCGATCCCCCATAAGGGAGAGAGGCTCTGGAGACCAAAGGGGGTAAGCGAGATGAAACCACTCACTTACCAGGGAATACATATCTCGTGTTATCCCGCGTTCATCGCGGAACTTATTGAAGGCTGATACCTCTTCTCCTTTGATAAGAGTCGAGACACCAGGACCCCAATTGCCATTCTTGACGAACTCTTCAGCAGAAAAGTTACCCAGGATATCTTGAATTTTACGTCGCGCCTTCGAAAGAAGACGTACGTTCTCA